TTTGACGGAATTGCTCGAGCGTATTCAGGTGATCGAGCTGCTGGTCCGGCTTGCGATGGACAAGCGCCTCATCTCTCGCGGCGGCTATGCCAAAGCGGTCGAGCTCACGACGAGCATCGGCAAGCAGGCAACTGGATGGCGTCGCGCCGCAATTCGCCCGCTTCATGGAGGTCAAGGCCACCATGACTGAGCGATCTTTCAATCTGGTCGTGCCGCTGGCTCACGAGGCCACCGCCATGCGCACCACGGAAACCATCCGCCGGAGTGCGGAACGGTCCGGCGCAGTTTTCCCGCTGAGCGATCGGCCGGACGACGTAGATAGCACGATGGATGCGGTTGGGCCTGGTATCAGAACTTCAACAACGGTAACCAGAACAACAACCACAAGACCAACGCGCTCCGCGCGCGTGCCGTCCGCAGATTGGAACGCGCAGGCTGATTTCACCTTCACCGAACTCGTCGAGGCGTACCTCGACTGCCGGCGCACGAAGCGCAACAGCGCGAGCGCGCTGACGTTTGAGGCCAACCTCGAGCGTAACCTTCGCCACCTTTACGACGAACTGACGGACGGAAGCTACGCGCCGGGACGGTCGATCTGTTTCGTGGTCACGCGACCGAAGCCGCGCGAGGTGTGGGCGGCTGACTTCCGCGATCGCGTCGTGCATCACCTGCTTTACAACCGTATCGGTCCAAGGTTCGAGCGCTCGTTCATCGCCGACAGTTGCGCTTGCATCGTCGGACGCGGAACGCTCTACGCGGCGCAACGCCTTGAATCGAAGATCCGGAGCATCACGCAAAACTGGAGTCGTCCGGCGCACTACCTGAAGTGCGATCTGGCGAATTTCTTCGTCAGCATCGACAAACGGATTCTGCGCGAGCTGCTCGCGGGCAAGGTCGGCGAGCCGTGGTGGATGGATCTGACCGAGACGGTCCTGTTCCACGATCCGCGCGAGGACTTCGACCTGCGCGGAGACCGATCGCTGATGGCGCTGGTGCCGCCGCACAAGCGCCTCATGAATCAACCTGCGCACCTTGGGCTGCCGATTGGCAACCTCTCGTCGCAGTTCTTCGCCAACGTCTACCTCGACGTGCTCGACCAGCGCGCGAAGCACGTCATCGGCGCGCGGCACTACATCCGGTATGTGGACGACTTCCTCTTCCTGCACGAGTCCACCGACTGGCTGAACGCCGTGCTGCGCGACATCGACGCGTTCCTGCCGTCGGCGCTCGGCGTGCGGCTGAATCCTCGCAAGACCATCATGCAACCGGTCGCGCGCGGCGTCGATTTCGTCGGGCAGGTGATCAAGCCGTGGAGCCGCTCGACGCGGCGCCGCACTGCCTCAGAAGGTTTGCAGCGCG